GGAAATTCATGCTCGACGATACCGCTTGGCAGCGCACGCGCAACAAGACTGAGCCGCAGTTTCGCGAGCTGGTTACCGGCTATGTGGCGGGCTTCAATCGCTATA